TATGAGTAACGCTCTTGAGTTCCGAATTAAGCGGGATAACTGCAGAGATGCCTATCTGAACGGCAAGACAGATCCCACTGAGCTGGCGGTGATCTTCGGAGTTTCCGATATCACCGTCCGCAAGTGGATCAAATCCGGCAAGTGGGCAGAGCTGTTCAAAGAAGAGCGCAAGCTTGACCATGAGATTAGCTTAGCCCGTAAGAAAGCGCTCATCCAGGCACTCAGAGAGTATGCCAAGAACCCGGCAGATACCGCTCTGCAGAGCCTAGTCTCACTCATCAAACAGAACCAGAAGGACTCCGATCCTTCCAAGGAGCTGAACGACTACATCGTACGCTTCCTTGACCAAGTTACCGACTTCATGATCGAGAAAGGGCATGAGACCCTGCTCAAGCAGTTTAACGGCATCGTAATCGATCTGGCTGAGTATCTGAGAGTCAGAAATGCTTAAGTACATTCCTACAGCCTACATAGACCCTCCAAACCCGACAGCCTGTGCGGGGCTGTTGCCTCCTGCCCCGCACCTTCCTGCCATCCTACATAGTCCTCATCGCCACCCCAAAATGGCGGTGGGGTTTTCCGGTTATGTCTAAGAAGTTCCTCCAACGGCATAACAAGGCATTGGCGGAGATCGCATCCAAAACGATCTCCGTCTTGCCTTTTATAGACGATAATCCTGAAGCCAAAGCTGAGAGGATAAAACGCACCACAGCAGATGGATGGGATGCATTCTCGTTCTTCTGTCATACCTATTTCCCGCACATCTTCCCACTACCTTTTTGCCCAGCACATGAGACTATGTTCGATGAGACTGATAAGGGCTCAGGCATCATCGGAATCACAGGTTTTCGTGGGCTGGGCAAAACGGTACTCATGGGAGTGGTCTATCCTATCTGGAGGATCATCAAAGGTGAACGCTATGTGATCCATACTGCTGCAGACGTAGATCTGGCACAGGAGCGCACAGCCTTCACCTTACATGAACTGCAGAACAATAAGCGGCTCACTATTGACTATCCGGAGCTGCAGCCAATGGACAGCTTTGATCTGGACTTCTATCTCAAGAACAAAGCCAGGATCAGAGCACGCTCTATCAAGCAGAGTCATAGAGGGACTATCAATCCCAAGACTGCCAAACGGCCCGGACTGATCGTCTGTGATGATATTGACAAAGAAGAGAACATGGGTAACCAGTCCATCGGCAAGAGACGCATGGAGAAGATCACCCAGGAGCTTGCCGGAGCTCTCTCACCTGAGGGAAATGGCAAGATTGTCTGGCTCGGTAACCTGGTACATCCCAATTACTCCATCTGCCAGTTTCAGGAGCTCATATTAGGCGAAATGCGAGCAGATAATCCAGATTTAGACTTATCCTACCAGATTGCATTAAAGACGCACCAAAAGGCGATTCTGCGCTTCTCTCTCGAAGATATGCATGGCAAGTCTATCTGGGAAGCTCAATACCCCACTGCCACTCTGCCAAATCTGCGAGCCAAGTTTGGGCATACCGGCTATCAGAGAGAGATGCTCGGACAGCCGGTTATCGAAGGAAACATCTTCAAGAACCACTGGTTCACCAAGTATAGAATCCTTCCTGAGCCATCCCAGATGAAACGGGTCTGGCTCTATGCCGATCCTGCCTGGGGAGAGAAGGGTTGCTTCAAAGCCATCATCTCTATAGGCTATGATGGGAATCGGTACTACGTTATCCATGCATGGATACGTCAAACTGAGAACACCAAGTTCTTCAGATACTACTATGATGCCTATCAGGAGTTGGATAGAACCTACAGAGTGAAAGCCAGAGCAGCTTGTGAAACCACTTACGGGCAAGCTCGTATCCTTGCAGACTTTGATCGGTGGGCAACTGACAGTCATCTGCCACCGATATCGCACAGAATCAAGCGGATCGATAACAAGGATAACAAGAACCTGCGCATTGAGAGAACTGAAACCATTATCGAGACAGCCAAAATACTCTTTCCGGAGGGACAGGACACACCCACTCTCATAAGCCAGTTCCTCACTTACCCTGATGGCTATATCGATGCCTGTGATGCACTGGCTGGATGTCTGGAGCGCTTCTCCGAATACGATATTGGCAGGAACAGAGTCAAAGTCCGGAGGTTCAGTTTCTGATGAACTACTACGATAAGCTCATGTTGGAGTACTACCGGGTCCTCAATAATGCCTGGAAGACTGAGATCAGAGATGCTTCTAGGCTTGCTATCCAGATGCTGAGTGATATGCCACGAGCCGAGAAGATCAACAAGGCCTCCATAGATAAGCTTATGGGCATCATCAATACCCAGTTGGGAGATGACTTCGCAGCACTGGTCAATGATCCCACCAAGGCGATAATAGACCGCTGTGTGCGGCTCGGACTGAGGGACACTCAAGTGCAAGCCCCAACCAAGACCAGCATCGGGCTCTGGGGAATAGAAGATCAGCATCTATCGTCGACCATCCAGAAGCAGCAGCTGTTCTGGATCGGCAATCACTTTGATGCAGACATCAGGCAGAACTTCGCAGACACTCTCTCCAAAGCAATCGAGCAGGGATACACCAAAGAGATGCTGGCAGACACTCTCAAGGATCAGTTCAATGATCTCGCCAACAAGTCATCTCACTACTGGCAAGGACTGGCAGAGCACACCGCTCTTAGAGTCAGAGAGTTCGGAAGGCTGCAAGGCTACAAGAAAGCTAACGCCAGATACTACAAGCTGGTGGTTATTCTGGATGATCGCACCAGTGACATCTGCCGGGCATTGGCTGCTCAGGATAAGGTCTATCCTCTAAGCGATGCACTGGAAGTGATGAACAATCTCATGGCTTTGGATACCAAGTCCAATAGCCTAGATGATGCCCGGGAATACATCAAAGCACTCGCACCCTGGATCAAGGACGATCAGATCGAATATGACTCAGAGATGAACCCGATCGGTGTTTCCGGAGCGCATACTCCGTTTCCGCCATTTCATTGGAAGTGTAGGACGACGACAGCCTTTAGCTAAGAACGTCATCTATCTCTGATGCTTGAGCTGAAGTAACCGCTGTTCTTGTATTGTAAAATCAAACGCTTCTGCGATCTTCTGTAGTTCTTTATACCCAACATTGTGCATATACAAGTGTCGATGCACTAAGTGTCTTAGAACATTGTAAACATAAAGATTATCCTTGTGAGCGTTTTTCACTCTAATCAGATCATCAATGTTTAGAGAGTGAGTATATTCCAAATTCACCATAATGTGTATCAATTGGATTGAGGGGTATGGAGTTTCTTTTGATATCTCATCTAATTGGGTAAGCAGATGTTCTGATCCTAATGAGATTGCTGTTTTGTGCAGTAATGAGTTTATGGATGAAAATGAGATACTAAGTAACACTCTCTTAACCTTTAACTCGATTTCAGCATCATCAAGGGTGATTAGTTTCTTTTCACCATTCAGTTTGGAGGTACTGTTTCTTCGGTCTACTTCCTCTTTGATCTGATCACGTATATATGTAACTGCTGTATCTAACATCTCTTTTTGATTGTGTATTAGAAACCCTATCAAGCGTAAGCTGGACAACAGTGACTGACTTAGTATCTCTTTGATCTTATCCTTTTTCAACGACCCAGACCTATTCTTAAGAATCTGCCCAATAATCTCGAGGTATCTGATCTGCTTTTGCACCTCATTAAATACTTCGAACCTACTATCGAGGTCATCCATATCGGGTTGATCATCATCATGCGAACCGTTTGATACTTGTCTTACGAGATTATCTTTCTGCTCCTGTAGCTTCTCTCTATTGTCTAGGATGTCTTTTTTTTGCTCAACAATCAGGTCCCTCAATTCTGCAAACAACTCTTTGAGAAAGTCAGTGTTCTCCTTGCACAAAGTCTCTTCCTTATACTTATCAAACAGACAAATCACGTTTAGCTGCAACTCATCCCAAAATTCCTCATCCTCGAGAAAGTGAGTCAAGAAGATGACAATGTTGGCATTTCGAAAAAGGTGAATCTTCTGGCATATCTCTGCAACATGGGATCGTACTTCTTTGCTCTGTATACTCCTGGCCAGATATCTTGATATGCAGAAATGCAGAATGTATGGGTGGTTGAAACGTATGAATCCATCATGAGTTTGCTTAAGAAGTTTGGATTTGAGAAGGTTTTGAAGTGTTAATATATGATCGTCAGGAACATTGTATTCATTCGAGTATGATATAAAAAAACTGCGGAACTGATCTTGTGTTATACTAACTCTCTTATTTACGAAAAAATCATAGGATAGACAAGATAGATAGTTAAGATACGATTCCGATTTGGCTTGGCCGATAAACTTGTGAATCGAGAATATGATAAGCGCTAGATAACAGTCACCATATGCAGTAAATTTATAGTTACTTGGAGTAGTAGATTTCAATCCCTGCAGGATCATTAAAAGGAAAAATGGGTATGACGGAATCTTAGTTAACGTGATGTCTTCAATCTTCTTACACAACAAGTCTACTTCCTTAATCAATATCTCATTATCTAAGTGCTCTTCATGGCTCAACATCACCCATTTCTTGATCAGTTCATCTCTTTTCACATGTCCAAAAGGGAGTATTTCATATAGTTCAGAATCACTCCAATAAAAGTCGTTCTTCTGCGACGATGCGCTATATAACTCAGTATCTCTTATTGTAGCATGGATGCAGGAAAAAACATTTCTTAGCCTATCATAAATCATGCTAAGGGTTTCGATACCCACACTTGCGTGATCAACATCATCAATAACCAGAATGCGTTGATCTGGGCTTAACTGCATGTAAGAATCCCAATCTAGTTCTTGATACTGGCTTTTCAATGCAACTCGTATAAGTTTATCAACATTGGCATTCTTGATGTCCTTACCATGTATTAGTACAGGAAGAAAAGATGATTGATGGTAGTATCGGATGAGTTCTTTAACAACTGTGGTCTTGCCTGACTGATCACTGCCAATCCAAAAGACTTTCTTTGCCTTGATTGAGCTTCTAACAGTGTCAAAAGATGCATATTCAGGATTAAGGTTAGTTGAGTTCAGCACTTTTAGATCTGGTTCAACATAGATATCTGATAGCAACAAATCGTCCTTGCCCGGATGATCAATTTGTATTTCTAAATCGTTTAGTAGATTACGGTATTCTGCTGAAAAATCGAATATCGAATGTACAATTAAGGGGAACGTCACATTTGTTGTTTCTCTGAACACATTGTCACATAATGACAAAGATACTAGGTTAATAGTATTACTGATCGTGTCGATTACCAACGCATTACAGCCTGAATCAGGTCCATCCCCTTTAGGCGCACTCAAGAACAGAGTGTTGGTATCAGTACAATAATTATAAGCATTTACAGCTCCATAAATGTGCTCATGGCCAGTAAGAACTATATTGCAGTTTTTATGTATGAATGTTCTTGTATTGCTTATCTTCTTGTCTTTAACGTCTAGCCAATTCATAGGGTGATGCATGATAGCGATAACTATTCGACGATCGGGAATAGTTATATTTTCCGTCATTGTTTCGATGGGAAGCAAAACAGAAGACGGTGGTTCGTTTTTTTTCGATAGCCAGGATGTATTAACACACACAAAATAAAGATATACATCGTCTAACAAGTATGACCCAGAATAAACAAGCTTGTCATGATAGTCGATATCAAGGAATTCATATTTATCTGAGAAACTGAAAAAATTACTTTGGACTGAACAGCATGTATTAACTTCATCCTGATCATATGTTTTGTTAACCTGCACTTTATCAATAACCGCATTACGAGTGGATTGTAGTCCAACAAGATAGTTGTCGTGGTTCCCAGGAGAACATAAACACTGGACACTCGTATCTGAGCGCTCATGCTTTATTCTATCAATGAAAAGCGATAGAAAATCGTCTGCTTTACTGAACTGATCTGGAGCACCGCTGTCCGTAATGTCACCAGAAATTGCTATAATGATACTATTGCAGTCCGAAGTGATCGTTCGAATTCTGTTAGACAGATTCAAAATGTTTTGGTTTGTTTCGACTTCACTATCTGCTGTTAGATGCAAGTCGCTCATATGAATAATTGCACATTTCATAATATACCACTTTTATCGGATTATTTGTGTGTAGACTTTATCCATTGAGTCATCTCAAGAGTCAACTCGGCTATTGGTAACTCGTTAAGTGACTCCTCAGTATACCCCGAACCCTTTCTTTTATCATAGAGGTCTGCAGAAAAGTAGCAATAATTATTGAAAATCGTGTTCGGGCTGCTCTTACAAATTGACAACTGGTTCTCAACAAACCAGTTCCTTAAAACTTCGATTAACTTGGTCGAGTCATTATTGTGATGTTTGATGTCAAAACCAGAGATATCCGAAATGGACTTTTGGTAGTCGTATCGATCCTTCTCAAGAATTAGCATTTTTTTCCCCTGCATGCTCTCAAAGTAGCGCTTGCATCCAAAATCCAACCCCAATTCAAATGAGAGGTTAAGTCTCGAGTACTCACCCTTTCTGGAAGCTCGCATCCTTGAAATGTCGTGGATAGAAATATGCGAGGATTCTATCAGACTCATAATCTTTGCTATCCTTACTCCACTGCAATCTGTTTCTTCCAGTGCCAATCTAGGTTTGTGCCCTAAAAAAAGCACTGTAAAAATCATATGTTTCAACAAAATGTAATATGAATCATCGAAGGGGCAGTTAATAAAAACATCCATATATGCCTGCTTAAGAACTTCTTCTGCTCTTAGGTTTCGAAGATTTAACACTGTATGTGCTTCGATGATCCACTGACCCATCCTTTTTATGAATATACAGATCTGTTTTGTGTTTTTTTGACAGACTGCGAGCATAATGAACAGCGGGAGCTTTACAGTCAAATAGTTTTGAAGCCCTATCTGATCCACTCTTGATAACCTTCCATCCCCCATTAGGGTCAGGTATAACATGTTGGGACTTTTTCATTACTACCTCACTTTGGGCGCACACTCAAGAAACATTTGCTTTTCCTAAGCAGAATTTGGTGCATAAGCATCTATCACACAAAGACACTTCACCCATTTCCCCATATTCTCCCAAGCTTCATTCACATCAGACAGCTTGACTTCCACATGGGCAACACGAGTGTTTCTGAATTCATTCACTTCAGATAGTAGAACGTATAGCTCTCCCATCTTTTCTCCGGAATATGCTTTCTCGACATCATTCCATACTCCATTTGCTCCAAATCCTCCTTTCTGAGCATATTCTAAGCAAAATATTAATGTCCCTAGCTTCATTATCGGACGCGCAAAGACTAAGTTATCTCTAAGGTATCTTCCAAACTTCTCCAGTACATTTCTTTTCCTATCATAGACATTCGAAAGATCAGGCATAAAGTATGCATCCCTCCATGATATATCTGTCGGAATCTTACCTTGTAATCCATTTACTAATAAACGCATAGCATAATCATCAAGGTTGAATAGAAGCGGTTGGAATGCATGAGCATAGTCATTCATTTTTGTCTTTTCCGCATGATCAAGAATGAGTAAAGCCTGCCTAACGCTTTCATGAATATCTTCTGGGATGCACTCAATCGAGCCAATCTTCAGAATCTTATCAAAGAGGGGATCAGCGATATCAGTATCTGGGGCAGCGTCAAAATCTATATAAATCTGCTCTGATACTCCTACTTTAATCAAGTTCTGTAAAGATGGCTCACAAGCCCGGGCAAGTTCTTCCAGGGAGTTTGCAGTGCTTTGCTGGAATAGATGATAAGGTAAATACATGTAATGCCACTTGACTTTCCCTTTTGAAGCAGATTTACACCATTCAATAGCGGCTTTTGCTTTTAGGGCTACCAGATTATCTTCTCTGCCTTTCAGTTCGCACAGGTATATGTCGCCAGACTTTACTCTTACAAAGAAATCGGGTACATATAGAGCTCTATGCTTATCTGGCTTCAGATAATCAATCGTCAGTTTTTGAGGACCTGCATTCTTGGCAAAAGCCTCCACATCATCTAATCTATCACACTCAAATGCAAATTCCTGCTCAAAGCTGCTATCACAGGGCACAAGATTGAACATGGTTCTTCTTGCAGTAACAGCCGGACGTTTCTCTGTGCAAGTGGCTTGGTATGGCTTCCACCCCGATAATCTCGTTTCAGTGCTGTTACGTTTACGATCCTGTATAGTGGTCTTTTTTGCCATGATCAGTGGTGTAAATACTGCAATTATATGTTCTTTGACATCAGCATCCTGCATGCGATGATCCACTTCACCAGAGAACAAGTCTACTTGTCTTTCAAACAGAAGCTTAGAGATAAAGTCCTGTATCAATGGCAATAGGACTGTTTGATAGTCTGTCAGTTTACATGCTCTGGCAAGCATCAGCGAGAAGTAGTGGGGTGCAGACCATGCAGAATTTAACAAGCCCAGATCAAGTTTCCATTTTCCTATCACTTCTTTTGTGAAGAGGTGCCTCTCTTTAAACTCCAGTTCTGTCGATTTTGCCTTTCCAATCGGTAGTTTCTTATACTTACGGAACTCATTGGCTACATCGTCAAAGCTAATATCGTCAAGCTTTGAGCTCGTTTCGATGGAGTCGCTAATGTAGGGTATAGAGATATCCAGTTTCTCTGAATCCTTGTTCTCTGCATCTACGTAGATCGTTACTGTCTGCTTCAGGCTATCTCTTTCAGGCAAGACAAGAATATTGAATCCTTCCAGTTGGAGTTCCTCTTCGTAAAGCTTACGAAAAGCGGGATGATGGATGACAGTTACCATCTCAGGTATATTTCCAGAGGGGATCATCCTTCTAAGTCCTCTCCCCAAAGTCTGTTCTGGCAAAATACCTGATGCAGCAGAATATGCCCTCAAAGGCACAATCGTAGATACATTTTTAATGTCCCATCCTTCTCTGAGCATCATCACTGAGACGATACACCGGTACTTACTGTTTGGGCTATCCAAGTCTCTGGACATTTCTCTCAAAGCTTTGAGGTCATCAGGTTTCATATCCTTTTCATTCTCGATGAACTCTTTGATCTCTTTGCCATACCTGGTGGTTTTTTTGATCCTGCCTTTGAGGTTTGTATGGATATTTAAAACTCTCCCTTTTAGCAGTGGAAAAGCATCACTATCAAGATATCTTGCTATCTCGTTAGCAGATGCAGAATCCTCAGTCATTACAAAAAGAATCGGTTTACGTACCTTTTCCCATTGTTTATATGACTCCTCATATCTCTGATAACCTACTTGAAGATGATTACGATACTTTTCGGGGGCAGGAGCATTTTTGTCCCCTTGAATATTCAAGCGATCTGATTCTCCAAGAACAGGCACCTTTACAATACCCGCATCTACAGCTTCTCCCAAAGGAAAGTCACATACTATGTGCCTGAAGAAATCACCATTATTGTGCTTGGGAGTCGCGGTAAAATCAAGTTGAAGGCACACACCTCCACGACCTTTGTTGAGGTTCATGAGATGTAGGGAATCAATAGCTTTATTCCATGCAAGTTCAGGATCATGTAAATGGTGTGCTTCATCATTCAGGATCATTATCCCCTTGTGGGACGCTATCCGCTCTCGCAAAGCTATGGAAGTATCAAGGGCTTTATTACGCTTGACTTCGGGACCCCAAATCGAGCCTTCATCATTTACGTTGTTATCCCGGGACTCATACAATCGGTGGATGTTCGTAAGATATATAGCTCCAGAGGAAACTTCTCCACCGGGCTCATCCTGGAGAATGGTCTTTAACTGAAAATCACCCTTCCATTCCTCAGGGATTAGAGGATCAGTATCAAAGATCTTCCTGTTATCAAAATCATCTTTGAGTCTCTCATAAACTGTCAGGTTGGGAGCGATAACCACAAAATGCTTAACTAAACTGGAGTTCTGCTCTCTTAAACTATTGAAGTAACTCCAGACAATAGCTAAACTCATGACCTTTGTTTTTCCGCCTCCAGTGGCAATTTTACAGCAGCACTTCAGCCATTGGTCTTCATTCGGCATAATGCCCAGGGCAATGTCATCAAATACTCCGCCTCCAAACTCAGTTAAAAGAGATGCTGTGTTTCTTACTCTTCTTAGCTCATGTAAGTAAATGATCGATTCGATTGCTTCTCTTTGTGCCCAATGGTAGCGAAAGGGATAGGATTCCCCGGTTGAATTGTCTTTTAACATGTGGTCAGTATTGAACCAGTAGTTGAGCAAGTATCTGCTCGTATCACTTACTCCGGCATAGCCTCCACGTCTCCACATATCGACTTCAGAACGAATAGCTCTTACTAATGGGCAACGGCTTGGTCTGCGCCCCGGCTCTACTCGTGCCGGGCTGTTATCATCTGCTCCCGGAACCCGGTACCCTGAGGGCTCCTCCCAAGGCTTAAAAATCGGTTTCAGAGCGTCAAGATTCCGGTCGTTTAAGATTGTAGCCAAATCACACCTCCACAGGTATCACAATTGTGGTGTCCACTCCAAATACATCTATCACTTTTACACAAATCTCATGCTTTCCACTATCGTGATACTTCCAGCCAAGATCTGTTTTCGTGGCAAGCGTTCTTTTCTTTTTAATCCTGAAATCCTGCCAATGGTGCTCAAAGGGTTTATCTTTGCTATATTCGAAATCCACAGCCCAGAAATCAATGAAATCAAACGGGGACTTGACTGAGCGTTCTCTAAGGGCACTTATTTCTTTTTCAGGTGCTTCTGCCAGAGAGGGGATAAAGCTTTCCAATGCAACATCAACTTTCCCGTCTTTACCTTTTAGAACATTTGCTTTCAAGTATCCGGCTTCAAAAAACTGGCATTCTGTGCGGTTGCTTTCCATGATTTCCCGAGGGATATAAAAAAGTTTGATCTGAACGTTATGTTCAGCTTCAATAGCTTGCTTGCGCGTGGTAAGCTCCATCTCAAACTCCCAGGCAAGTATGTGTACTTCTTTGGCTCCCGCCATGCTTGCTGCTTTTGCAACATTGACTAACTCCTCACCTGTGAACATGCCATCGATTTCATCTATATGAATCAATGCTCCGCCCTTCTTCCCATGAAGTAGCGAGCTTGGGGGATTGACGAGCTCAGTAGCTTTATAGAACTTCATCACAGTAGCTCGGTGTTCAGTATCCGCTCCGTGCAGTCTTTCTTTTTGCCACCATTGCCTTTCATATCTACCGAGATTGTAGACATCAAAAGATCGATAGGGTTTGCCGGATAAGTGAAGCTCTCTTTGAACCTGCAGCATTCTTTTTCTTGTAGTATGTATGCTAAATCTACCTAAATCAGCCCCAATCCATCTTCTCCCCAGTTTTTCAGCTACAGCTAAAGTAGTCCCTGAGCCACAAAAGAAATCTGCAACTATTGATTTTTCTGATGTTGTAGCCTTAATAATCCTGGATATCAAGGCTTCTGGTTTCTGTGTTGGATATGATACACTTTCATTTCTGAAGTCATATGCTACAGAACCAATATCCTCCCAAATATCATCAATGGCAACACCTTCTTTATCAGATAAGTATTGTTTCAGGTATTTCGTTCCATTCCTTAACTCAATTTTCCCTTCTTCAATGAACTTCTCTATGTTGCTCTTCGAATAATCTCTTAGTTCTTGTAACCTATATCTACCTTTGTCATCCTCATTACTATATAGTTTTAGTGTTGAGTCAGAATATGGTTTCAATGCCCTCTCGAATATTGACGATGAAGTCTTATGATAGTAAAGTATTGAATCATGCATCCTAACAAATTGATTGCTTGTAGTGTGAGTAACCGCTCTTCCACGTCTCCATTCAATTTGATTCCCAAAGTTTTCATTCCCCATTACTTCGTCTAACATTAGCCTTATCATTGAATTAACCCTCCAATCCGTATGCACAAAGATGGAGCCAGAATCACTAAGAAGTTCTCTTATTAGCCCTAAACGCTCGTACATCATTTGCAAGTACGAATCTGTTCCTTTCCCCCATGTATCTCTGTATGCCACAGCCTCCATCAAAGATTGTTCTTTCATCACAGAGTCCTTTTCACCTCCCAATTGCACTTCCATAGTAAAATCTGCGCCTACATCAAAAGGTGGGTCGATGTAAACGAGGTCAATTTTCCCTCTATACTTGTCCAAAAGTGAGTGCAGGATTAGCTTGTTATCTCCCCAGATTAGCATGTTACGGAAGCTGTCATGGTGATGGCCTTCATGAAACTTAGTCTCGTCGAATATCTCATCTTGCACGACTCTATCTGCTTTGATACGATCATGTGGCTCATCAATAGTTTCGATTTTTTGGAGTGGATATGGTGTTGAAGGTAGTTTTATTTCTCGTCTGTTGCCGTATTCATCGTATTTCCCCTCCCAGATCAATTCCGTCTTTGTTTTCGATAATGGGTGGGGGTTGCTGGGACCCCATAAATTCTGGTTCATAGTTCAATTCTCCTCACACTTTTTGTTAGTAGAGAGCAGCTTTCAATCTTCAAAACGAATAGATCGCTGTTTTCACTTGTTCCTGAATTTACAAGAGCTACAGCACGAGATATTTGTCAATCCAAAAATCTGTCTCATCCTTGCTCATCCTTATTTGTGAGAATACAGGGGAGTACTTTCATGGCTCCGGATCAATGATCAAAACTGGAACCAAGGAGATAATATGACCGAAGCGTTGATGAACCGAATCAAAGCTCAGTTGGTCAGACATGAAGGTCTGCGACTGAAGCCATATCGCTGTACTGCAGGCAAGCTGACCATCGGTATTGGACGCAATCTCAATGATTGTGGGATTTCCCAATCCGAAGCCTACATCATGCTGATCAATGACATCATGAACTGCGAGAAGCAGCTTCAGGCAAAGATACCGGATATCTACAATGGTCTTGATGAAGTGCGGAAGTCGGTGCTGCTGAACATGTGCTTCAACCTCGGTATCAATGGACTGCTTGGCTTCAAGAATACTCTGGCGTTTGTAGAAGCCGGAGACTGGGAACGGGCTGCCAATAACATGTTAGTGTCCCGTTGGGCAAAGCAGGTTGGTCGCAGAGCGATTGAGCTATCCGAGCTGATGAGGAAAGGTAAGTGATACCCATCCCTGTCGAGACTATTGACCTGCTGGCAGTACTCAACCTGCCCAAGGAGATGGCTGATAACGTTATCTTCAAAGAGCATAAAGGGCTTGTACTGGAGACGATCAGAAGCTTTGTGTTAGATAACTATTACCAGGATGCTACCCGTATCGACTACCCCGATGACGATCCCTTTCTGATCTCTTTTCGTTTTGGGTTCTGTTTCCTGATGCTGCAGAGCACTTGCGAGTTTCTCAATCTGAAGACCCTGGGCGAAGGAATAGTCAAGACCGTAGGATTAGACCAGTCTGCTACCGAACTGCTCACAGGGAGCGAAATAGACGCATTTAAAGCCAAGCTTGAACTGAGGGCACTCACTCTGCTGCGGAACTATCTCAATCAAAGTGGCATGAATCGACTCACAGAGTTGAAACCGAGACTCCCTAAAGTACTGAGAGCCGGGGTGATCTGAAATGAATAGCACGCAGATGACGCAGATCGAACGGATTGACGCAGATTTTCTAGTGTTAGTGATATCCTGTTGGAGTGCTAATGCCTGAGCAAAATCTCAGCACCATTGATGAGATCATGGTTGAAGTTTACCGGGCTATCTACAGTGCTCTGGAGAGTCGTTTACACCTGATCGGGAGTGTTATCGATGCCGACTCCCGCAAGGAGATTCTCACTCAGCAGATTTACGATAAAGGCGATTTCTATGGAAACACAGGCTACGTAGTGGAAACTAATGACTCCGGCATGACACTGAGAGTGGGTTCGAACGTGAAACATGAGCCTTTTGTTTTGGGGGGTAAAGTGCCTTCCTGGACTCCCATCGCCCCATTAAAGTCATGGGTGGAGCGCAAAGGGCTCTCGTGGACTGACAAGAAGAGTGGAAAGCTACTCACTGTAGAACAGATAGCATACATGATCCAAGCTAAGATCAAGCGGGAAGGGATAGCATCCCGAAACGTATTTGCTCAGGTTATAGCTAACCGGGAGCAGTGGATATATCAACAACTCAATTCTATCGAGGTAAGTCTATGAGTGCTTTTGAGAAGTTTATCGCAGATCGGAACCAGATAGTGGATGCCCTTAAGTTTTGCGATATTCCCACCATCCAGTTCAACAAAGACAGCATTCCCAAGCAGTTGCCCTGCGCTATCGTGATTCTGGACTCTGAGACAGGCAGGAACGGTACGTCTCGTCAGTTTGTGAATACGGACATAGCCTGGACTGTCTTCCTGATCGTCAATGCCCATAACGTGGATGATCCTGACTCCGACTTGTACCAACTCAAGGAGAAGTTCCGGAGTTTCTACATAAAGCTGATGAACCGGGACATTCCCAGTATCGAGTATTACACGAGTCGAATCGATGGCTCTCGCTTGGTTCGGATCGCTAAGATCGACCTGCTGAAAGTGGGTACCGGAGCCTCATCGTGAGAGTAATGCATCTTGGTGGATATAACTTGGCTATCAGCTCAGTAACTGATCTGATCGAGAGCAAGTACAAGCCGGAAGCCATTGATCTTTCCAAGTGCCAGAGAGTAGGCAAACAGCTTATCTCCAAGGCAGCAGAGACTAAAAAGACAGTGATGGCACCATACTCCATGAGCAAGCTGCTCAATCTCCTCGACATGGACGAGTACCACTCCGGCTGCATCGATGCGCTATCAATGGCCACCGTCATGCAGTTCGAGTGCAAGAACAAGCAGGTTACTGCCTGGATGGAAGCTGCCGAGTTCCCTGCCTGTGAAGACCAGACCACCATCCTGGCTGAGATGATCAAGTTCTATCTCGCCAGCGGTAACGGCTTTCTGATCAAGATGCGCAACGCTCAGGGTGATTGGATGGGTCTGGAGCGTATGCTTCCCTCTGAAGTGCAGATCGTGGAGAATTATGACGAATTCGGTTTCTTTCGACCCAACTATATCCAAGTGAAGAATAACCAGAAGAAGGACTTCGCATATGCGGATATAGTGCACATCAAGAAGTCCACGCACAGATCAAACGCCTGGGGCATTGCCTGTCTGCCTATCGCCATCAACATCGAGATACTTGGAGAGATCAAGACCTTCGACTACAACAACTTCAAGAACGGTCTCATGATCGACTACTTCGTGATTGTGGAAGGTGGCACTCTCAGAGACGGAACCGTCACTGACGAAGCCGGTAATGAAGTGCTGACCGATGCCTATACCGAGATCGAGAAGGCACTCACAGAAGTGAAAGGAAACGCCAAAAGCCACTCTACGGTGCTAATCGAGAGTGAAAGCCGGGATGTGAAGATACGCCTCGAACCACTCAGGCAGCAGGACAGAGAGGGTGGCTTCCTCAGCCTCAAGAAAGACCTCAGGGAAGGAATCCTCGCTTATCACCGGGTCCCGGCAAGAATCGTCTCACAGCTTATCCCAGGGCAGCTTGGTGGCGATAATCGCAGTGATATGGCTATGTTCTACCACTTCGTGATCAAACCGCTTCAGGAGCGTCTTGCGCTCACCCTGGCGATTGAGTTCAATTACGAGTTCGACTGGAAAGTCAAACCCGAAGACTTCAACTTTGGTAACCTGACCGAGATTCTGCAATCCGATGATGAGAAGCTGTTTCATGCTAACCGTAACTACTAATAACACAATAGAAAACCATACCCAAGGAGGTATCGTGTATCCATTCAAGAAACGCACCATTCAGAAGGGCGAGCTTCGCAACGTGGAAGTCGAGCTGGTCTCGCTCCTCTTTGACGAGATGAACCCTGCTAATCAGAAGGGCTTTGTGGTCAAGAATGCTTCCGGGCGAAGCTTTGAACACAAGATCAACTCCACCAAGTTCAAGAGTGAAACAATGGGCACTCAAGGTCGGCTTTACGTCACTCTGATGGAGCCCAACGTCCACGACTCCCAGGGCGACTATTACACTCGGGAAGAGATTCAGAAAGCCTGTGACAATTTTGCCAAGCACGGCTTAGTGGGCAAATGCGATGTGAATCACAATATGCAGCCTGTACCGGAGTTCACCGTAGTGGAAAACTACATACTCAAAACCAGCGACAGAGAGCATTTTCCCGATGCTAAAGTGGGCTCTTGGGTGCAGGTCCTCAAATGCGAAAACCTGCAGAGTGAACTCTGGCAGAAGATCGAAAAGGGCGAGTTCAATGGAGTCTCCATCTATGGCCGGGCTGATGACTACCGCAGTGCTGAAGCCAGCCTTACCGAGATCAAGAATGAGCTCAATTCGCTTCGTAAAGTGGCTGAGCACAATAACAACAGTGAACTTCAGAAGGGCATTACCGCCATCTCCGAGAAGATCACCGAATTGGAGAAGAACAGCAGTTCGGTCACTGTGACCGATGCAGTGAAGAGCATTGAGAAGAGCCTCAAGGACTTGTCTGTAACTATGAGTAAAGCCATATCCAAGAGCATACCCGGAGAGCCGGATGCCAACCAGTCCAATGTAGATAAGGAAGTATCCATCGATGGGAACAAGATCATGGTCAAGGCCAGCCATCGTGAGATCTACAAAGGCATTGCCAATGTAGACTCCGGCAAGTCGATGAACATCCTCAATCCCAACAACACCTCGCTCTTCATTGATGAAGTGATCGGTTCTCATCCCGGTGATACCTTATCGGATATCACCATTGTGCCACTGCTGAAAGATGAGTCTCTCGACATCGGTTTGGTGGAAGATCTGGTCTTCAAGAACAAGCTCGATGGCGCTCTGACTGCTCAGGACGTGGGCACTGGCGATATCTCTATCCCCACCGGAATCCTCAATGCCGAGTTCACTCTCGGAAGAGATGTAGTCGAGTTCTACAAGGATAAATACGGAGAAGATGCCTTCGGAGCCTACGTAGAGAACCACATCGCCAAGAAGACCGAGAAAGCTATCCGTCTCTTGCTCTTCAGAGGTGATAGAGTATCTGCCACTGCCAAGCTCAAGGCTTTGGACGGCATCATCAAGCTCGCCACTGCAGCTACCAAGGTGACCAACCTTTCCAAGACCACCTATACCGACTGGGCGAAGCGCTTTGAAGCCGCTCTCCTGGCTTTCTCTGATGAGATGCTCGAGGAGCAAGAGAGCTTCAAGTTCTATGTGAGTCACAAAGATCTGATCCGCATCAGAGCTGAGCTTGCCAAGCGTGAGACTGGAGCCGGAGACAGGCTGCTGCTCGAAGGTGGCAACGTGTCCTTTGCGGGTATTCCTGTAAAGCCCCGTCTCATGGCTGATGACTATATCATCGGCGGCCTGCCCAAGTTCATCATCATCGGCTATCGCACTGACGCAGAACTCAAGGTCGAGCATCATGGCGCAGACTGGAAGTATCACTGGTACATTCGTATCCGTCCCGGCATTACCTATATCGATGGCTTCGTGAAAGTCTTCAAACTAACCACATAATCGATAACTAACAAGATAAGGAGTATCAATGGACTTCATCATTGCCAACCAAGCCTTTATCCTGGGACTCTTGACCACCCTGGTGGTATGGATCATCTATCGGATAACGGGCAAGACCTTGGATAAGACCAAGATCAATGCAGCCCTGGCGATCATCTTGGACATCATCCAGGATATCAAGATCAACCCTGCCACCAGAGAACTCGATGACTATGCCAAGAAGCAACTGGCAGTTGAGCGGGCTACCAAGTCCCTCCCGGCCAAGCAGACCAATGTCATCCTCAAGGTCTTTGGTACCATCGGAGGAGCCGTAGAGTACGTGTTCCATAACCGCAAGTGGCTCTTCAGCATCGGGAAAGCCATCAAGGGAGTATTCTGATGCCCGCTATCTCTCAACCGACATATCCGACTCCCATGACGGAGTCGGATATGCTGTTCAATGCTTTGGTGGACGTGTTCATAGCCGACGATGTCTATTTCGGGTTTGGGTCTTACTCAGATTCGGAAGTTGCCTCGATCTATAACACTCAGAGTTCCATCAAAGATGAACTGAATAACAGCTTTGATCTGCTGGGTGAGCTTGCCGAGAAACCCGGAAAGGCAGACTCCAAGATCACCAAGCTCAAGACCCGTAACTACACTCTGCCGGGTAAGAGAACCAGTACGGTGGAACTCACGATCGTGGGTTTATCCAACCAGCAGAAGAACTACCTCGAAAGCTCTGCCTTCATGGGCAAGAACGTTACCATTGTAGCGGCATCAAAGAGCTTTGACCGGGTAGCGATCTTCAATGGTCTGCGCTGGACAGTGGACTGGTCAGGCGAAGCCGATGGTCTCTTCAGCGTGGTCGTATCCACCGAGTATGCCGGAAGCACGAGCGGGAAGTTCTATGTATTCAAAGACATCCCTGCGCTCATCTAAGAATAGACGATAACCCACAATAAGCTAAACAAAGGACAGAACATGGATTGCCAATGTAAACCTGACGTAATGAAGAAGATCGACAATCTCCAGACCGAGATCTACGGTAACGGAAACAGTAACAACTCATTGGTGACCAGAATGGCGAGAGTGGAGACGAATATGAAGCTGCTGCTAACCGTCTCCACTACCCAATTCTTCATGCTGATGGGCGTTGCCATCAAGATGTTCTGGGGAAACTAAGAAAGGATTGAATTCTATGAAGCGAGAAGTAACACTCAGCTATAGCCAACTGCGGCAAATACTCTGCCTCACGATCTCGAACAAGACCTTGAAAGCCAAGCTTGAGGACTTCCTCTCCGGCAAGCTGACCAAGGTGAGTGAGGTGGAACTGCTTGAACTCATCTCTGAATCGGAAGCCGATAAAGAGCTTATCCGGATCATCTCCAATCAGGACCCGGACACTATGGATGCACTCGATGCACTGGAGCATGTATCCGCTTTTTTCGTCTATATCAGAGCCAACAAAGACAGGTTCAGAAGTTGGCTCGGGAGTTTCGGATTAGCGGTGATCACAGAAGCAAATACCCCTATGAGAGGTTCGAAATGATTATGCGAAAGCTCGGCTTCACTAACGAAGACTTCGACAAGCTCACTCTACCGGAGTTGTATCTGCGCCTGTGTCTGGCAGACCCCAAAGGAGATGTTTAATGGATGCTTTGATCGGATGGATCGGTGGTAAACGCCTCCTCAGAAAGACCATATCCCAATATGTTCCCAAAGATATCAAAGGCTATATCGAGCCCTTCGGTGGTGCAGCATGGATGCTGCTCTTCAAAGACAAGTGGGGAGATCTGGAAGTCTATAATGATCTCGATAACCGCTTGGTCAACCTGTTCATGCAGGTGAAGTATCACCCCGATGAGCTGATCAAGGAACTGGACTGGTTAGTCGCCAGCCGCAAGCTCTTTGGTGATATCCTCAAGCAGGAAGGCTTAACCGAAATACAGCGTGCTGCCAGGTTCATGTATCTGATCACACGTAGCTTCGGTTCAAAAGGTGACAGCTTTGGCACCTCTCAGAAGCGTGGAACTTCCAGTATGTATAACCGTCTGGAACGCATCAAAGAACTACACAAACGCTTAGACATGGTGATCATCGAGAACCTCTCTTATGAGAAGGTGATTGAGAAGTACGATACCAAGAGCAACTTCTTCTACTGCGACCCGCCTTACATGCTGGGTTACACATACGAGAACTCCAAGCAGTTCAGTCATGAAGCTCTCTGCAAGAAGCTGAAAGGCATCAAGGGACGCTTCATCCTGAGCTATGATGATAACCCGGAAGTGCTAAAGTTATACAAAGGCTATGACATCAAGCATGTCACCAGAACCAAGGGCATCAACCGAAAAGAAGGCAAATCCGATTTCAAGGAAGTGGTCATTGCCAACTTCGATCTTGTAGATATCGATCAGGATACAGAAACACCCAAAACGAAAACCAGAACCAAAGAGATCAGGGGGATATCGTGAACAGCATCATCTCCTGGGTAGGCGGCAAGAGGCTCCTGAGAAAGAAGATACTGCCTCTCATCCCCAAGCACGACATCTACTGTGAAGTCTTTGGCGGAGCTGCCTGGATACTATTCGGTAAATCCGCCAATAAGGAAGACTGGCAGACCGGACCCAAGAGCCGCTATACTGAAGTCTATAACGATATCAATGGAGACTTGGTGAACTTCTGGAAGTACATCAAACAGCACCCTGAAGCTTTTGTGACCGAGTTGAACCAGTATCTCGTCTCAAGAGAGATGTTCGACACGTTCGCACAACACCCACCCAAAACGGAGCTTGAGAGAGCCATCCGTTTCTACTTCCAGCTTGCCTGTAGTTACGGCTCAAGAAGCAAGAACTTCTGCATCATGCAGGGCTACAAATACATGCCACTGCGTAATCTGGATAAGGTGAAAGCAGCCTCAGAACGGCTCAAACAGGTGATCATCGAAAAGCAGGACTTTGAGAAGCTGATTGCCCGGTTCGATACACCCAATACCTTCTTCTACATTGACCCACCCTATTACACAAAGGAGCATCTATACGACAGAGAAGACGCAAATGCCTTCAGCAAGCATGATGAGCTTGCTGCCATCCTGAAGCAGATCAAAGGAAAGTTTCTGTTATCCTACAATAACGATCCCTACATCCGCACACTCTACCATGGCTTCACCATTGATGAAGTCGAAGCTCAATACACTGTCTCCGGAGCTTTCCAGACTGAGACAGAACTGCTGATTAGGAATTACTGATTGTTATGATCAGGATTACAAAGGGACTAATATCTGTGCGATTTCAGCATCACATTATCGCAAAGTATGTGAATAGACTAATCTTGTTTTGGATAGAGAATGTCCTCAATGTATCGCAATGTATTAATGTATTTGCTTGAGTACTTTGGTGAATGACTGATGCTTGCAAACGTACGTAATACCCTTCCGAGAACGTCATTATCGGCTGACCGATACTCATGCCGACCAATCCACATTATCGAGAATTTGCTTATATCAGGAAATCCTGATTTGATTGGGACATTGTACTCAACAAAGTCATCGTATAGGGCTGTCGGTTCAAACAACTCCTTTTTTATGAGCCTTAGTTTACATTCGGCACTTGGGGTAAGAATTATGCCAATCCAGTCGGTTGCCTCATACCATTCTGCCGCCTCATTTAAGGCTGGCCCCATGACAATGTTCTCCTTGGGTAGAAAGATGAATTTCCCAAAACTAAGTGCTCCTCTGAAAAAGATGCTGCTCTCTTCCATGTATTTGAGAAAAAACGATTGTATGAGTTCTGGAATACTCAGTAGAAGAGTATTAAGATCACAGTGATCGTTTTTCTTAAGCGAGAAACAGATGATTATCGTATCTGACAGAAACAGAGTATTGATGTGGATATCATACCCATCTTTCATTTCCAATGCAGCTCTTTTGATGTCTTTTTTCAAGGCCTTCCAACGATCTATGAATTCAAACTCAATGTTCGCAGTCCGTTCCTTGAAACCCAGCATGTCGAGCATTAACACGTATCCTTCTCTGACGTTTACTCTACTCATTATTCTCCTCTCGTTTATGCTAACTTCTCATAATAACCTTTTAGCTGATTTGCAGATTATGTCAATAGAGAAATGCCAGACCTAACTTTCAAACTCATCCTCGTCACTGACGATGCCAATGTAAAGCTTGCCGAAGTCAAGCAGGAGGCGGAGTCCACCCAGTCTGTGGTGGAGAAACCTGCAGCGGTTAAGATATCGGCTGAGCAGGCTCTGGCTACCATTCGTGATGTCAAGATTGCTGTTGATGCAGTGATCTCTGCTGTCAGTGGCTTGGTACGTTCCATGAATGAGTTCTTGGATGCATCGCTGGTGCAAAGACAGGCTATGACATTGACTACCATAGCATTCGGTGATGCAGCTTCCGAGATGGCAGACTTCGCATCTTCCATGCAGTCTGTAACCAATTACGGAGATGAGCAGATGCTGCCGCTGATGGCAAAGCTGTCCCAGACCTTCAAACTGAGTAAGGACGATATCAAAGCTCTGGTTCCGGTGCTCTTGGACTTTACTGAAGCCAACAAAGCCACAGGGATGAGTGTGGAGTCTGCCTTTGATCTCATGGGTCGGGCCCTGAATGGTCATACGGAGATGCTGAACCGCTATGGTATTGAGCTTGATGATACTCGAATAAAA